CCTAGATAATACAGAATCAATACTAGGAACAACAGAGCTGTCAACTGTGATGGTACCAACGCCGTTGCCGGCCAGCACCAATGCTAGATTTCTTACTGTGGTAGATATGCGATTGTTGCCAATCACAACTTGTGAATCTACAGGTCCGGCTGCCCAGATGTTGGCAAAGTTATTGTTAACTGCATCAAACGCATTGCGCAGGCTTTCGCCCGTGCCATCGTTTGCCACCGCACCGGTGTTGATTACTTGTTGTGTCATGCTGAATCTGGCCCTATTGTATATTTACCAGGGCTTGTACTATGCTAACTTTGGATCAAACACCAAACAGGCTTTGGAAATCTCCAATGTTTAGGCGTGAGTATCGTGGGTGTTTAGCAAATTCAGGCACATCTGCTGTGACTGCACCATGCACTCTAATGAAGTTTGTGTGAGGATAATCTTGCATGACTTTGAGCAGTTGACGTTCCCAATTGCCAGTATAAGTTGGGTTTGCTCCACTGCGTTTGTAGAATTCAGAGTCTGCATACACATTGTTAAATCTATCATTGATACCGGCCATATCAAATCCCAACAGATAGATATTTAGATGCTGATCCGCTGCCGCAATTGCTGCGGCCAATGGTCCAGAACTGTACCCCCAATATTGGTCAGGCACAAGATGTGCGCCAAGTCCGTCAAGAGGTTTTCTAGTGTAGAATTTGTTTTTTAGTGGGTAACCTGAGTGCTGTATTTGCTCGCTAATTGGACGATCTGTAGCAATCAACACGTCTGGTGTAAAATCTCTGTACAACGCATTGCACCCATAGATTGTGCCGTGTGTGCGCAAATGTTCCAAATTGATACCTTTACGAGTAATTCCGTTACCTAATACAAATGCTGCGGCCATAAAAAATCCTCCCAGTATATATCCGGGAGGATTGTGAGTTGCTACAAATTAGCTTGTAGCGTTTTGTATCAAGGTCAAGTTCAACAAGTTCTGTTGTCCGCTTTGTGCAGATCCAGTATTTGCTGCACCAGTAGTGCCTGACTTTATCATTGTACCTTCGTCTGTGAAGAAGTTGGCCAGGCCGCGAACGTCTGCAACAACAGAAGTAGCGGCGTAGTTTGATCCACCTTCCCAACCTAGCATAAAACGATTGGTCAATTTAGAAACATATACTTCAGAACTGGCATCATTAATGTAGGCAATGCTCATATTACCGCTTGTGGGTGATGCAGCATCGCTAAGAACACAAACACCAACCAAGTTCACACGACCTGTGCCGGTGTTAGCGTTTGCGACAGTGGCAGTAAAAATTGTGCCTACTGCATAGTTAGAAGGAGCACCATATGATGTCCAGACTGTGTCGCCTACTGTGGTAATGCGATAGGCATTGCCCACAACAAGAGCACTACGGCTGGTACTATCACCAACCAAATATTTGTGGCTGCCTTTTTGGCGGATAATGTAACCAGCTGCTGAACCAGCGCCTGATCCAGAAGCCAGTGTGATGTTTACTTCTACCAATGTACGAGGATTAGTAGCCGAAGTAGCAGCAGAACTTGCACCACCAACCACACCCACATATTGTGCGCTGTCCAGAGTTTGAACAGGTGAGTTGTAAACTGGATCAGTTAATGATCCGAAATTTGGATAACCGATATCGACATTAACGGCTGCACCGCCATTGCCCGAACCAGTAGAACGTTTTTGAATTTTTAGAGGACGACCCATTTGTTTTCTCCTTAACAGAAGTCCGATGCGGGTTCTAGCCGCTACGCGGTGGGGTTAATACCGCATAAAACGCCAATCTGCGTTGACAAGTATTTAGCGAAAATGTAAAATGGCTTGAACTGCACCTTAAATATAGCCATGGATACACAACTTTTAATTGCTCAAGGCAATGAATACCGAGCACAAAATCAACCAACTGAAGCTCTCAAATGTTATGCACAGGCATTTGTCGAAGACATGGACTTGGCTGCTGCCTGGAACAACTATGGCAATGTCATGAGAGAATGTGGGCAACCTGCACGAGCTGTGCCATTCTTACAGCATGCCATTGTGTTAGAACCACAGAATGTCACAGCCCTTTTTAATCTAGCAGTAAGCTATTTGATCCAGGGCAACTATGCTCAAGGATGGCCTTTGTATGAAGTGCGTTGGAACTATGAGCATCTTGCCGGTCAACTGCCCAAACACACACAGCCACGTTGGACTGGTCAAGACTTAAAAGACAAAACTATCCTTGTGGAAGGCGAACAAGGTCATGGAGACAATATTCAGTTTGTGCGCTTCTTGTGGAACTTGCATGTGGCAGGTGCAAAGATCAAACTCAAAGTAACAGACGGATTGATTCCTTTATTAAGCAACAGCCCCATCATTGAACGAGTTGGCGGCTATTTAGATGATGTTGGCGAGTTTGACTACTGGACTCCTATCATGAGCATTCCTGGCATCTTGGGTGTCACACTAGAAAACTTGCCAAAGCCTGTGAACTATCTCAACGTAGATATGAACAAACAGCAAGAATGGTTGCAAATACTAGGTCCCAAGACTCGCATGAGGGTGGGATTTTGTTGGAGTGGCCGTCGTGATGCTTGGTTGAATCGTCACAAGGGCATGCCGTTCGAAGACATGCTGGAACTGATCCGAACAAATTCTCAATATGAATGGGTTAATTTGCAAATTGATGCCACACCCGAAGAAGAAGCAGCACTAGTGGAAGCAGGAGTCAAGGCATATCCTGGCAGTATTACAAGTTTTGTAGACACTGCGGCCTTAATCATGGCCATGGACGTTGTAATTGGCGTGGACACTGCTGTATCACATCTTAGCGGAGCACTAGGTCGTCCTACCTGGATTATGCTCAACTGGTTTGGTACAGACTGGCGCTGGTTGTTAAATCGTGATGATTCACCATGGTACTCAACTGCACGCCTGTTCCGTCAGCCCGCAATGGGCGACTGGGCCAGTGTCAAGAAAAAAGTTAGTCAATATCTCAGTTGGATGAAAGTTTAATCAACTTTTTAAAATCTGCTGACCAAGGCACATTAAAAATATGCATGCCTTTAGTTACAACCCTATCAGGATGCAACGATGGTGTTACTGATGGCAGTTTGGTCCAATGCACACCTGGCTTGTGATGATGCTCTTGATGCAGTCCTGAGTTAAAACAGAATGTGTTGTACCACCAGTTGTATATTCCTACAGAGTCTTGTGTGGTGTCCCCTCTGCGATCATGAGCACCCCAGTGTTCGCCATAGTGCCAGGCAGCATTTAAAAACTGCATGAGTGGACAAACAACAAATATCAACCATAGTGCGTAGTATAAATTTATCCAGCACAGCACAACAGTAAATGCACTCAAAGCAATTAACTCTTGTTTCCAACAAGCACGGTTTATCAATGGCATGGTTTTGATATTATTTTTTGCCAATCCATACAAAAAATTAGTTTTAAACATCCGTCCTAGACAAAATTTCCAAGCATTTTCAGCCTGTCCATTTTTTCCATTTGCCAGCACGCTAATCACATCTTTGCTGACGGGTGGATCATTCACAAATTTGTGATGTATTAAATGTACATTTCTATACACTTGCAACGAGGCTGCGGTGGTAACTGATAACAAACATTCATAAATTTGATTTATTTTTTTGCTTTTAAAAGTTTCCCAATGAGCATGATGATGTACTGACGTATTGTTACAGCACAACATTAACAACACATGTAATGGTAAAAATATCATCCACCATACAAAATCTAAATTTGCAATAGCAAAAATCACTGGAAAAGCTAGTGTAATTGCAGTTTGTGCTACAAGAAATACATCTTGAAAAGAATGTTTGAGTATATTCATTCAAATACTTAGCCAACAAAAAACCTGCCGAAGCAGGTTTTTGCCTTCCCATCCCTGGGTTGGTTCTCTGATTAGGAGAATGACAAGTTAGATACTGCGATCTCACCAACATAGTCGCCGGCGTTACCGAACGAACTTGCAGTGTTGGTCAACTCAATGTAACCATAACGTGTCATGAATGACACCACTGGTTCAAAGGTTGTTGGATCCAACACAACACCACTGCTCATCAAAGGAATGTATGGGCAGTAGAATGCAGGAGC